TGAGAGACACCTAAGTCGATCTCATTTATATCAAAAATCATCTCATTATAAAATGGCCTGCCACATGCAACGCGCTATGGAACTGCTCGGGACCACGGTACCCGATGCACGATGTGAAAGAATGGCGATGAGTCTTCAAAAAATGAAAAATTCTTACGCTCAACACGATAAACGGAAAACTGACCGCCAGATTATCGTGTTGGACGAGGTTCCCAAAAAGGCGCAGGAGGTTAAGAGGGTGTCTAATAAATGCAAAGCGCTTACTCTCAGAGGAAAACCGTGTACGTTTAAGGCGGTAAATGGGTGCTATTGTAAAAAGCATACAATCAGCAAAGCAAACATCGTTCTTGGTAAAAAGATCAATGTTTAGTCTAGCATTATTTTATTGTTATATATAAATGTTGGATCAGGAAACATTAAAACCAGTCATCATATCCATGATAGTCTATCTCGTAGTCGCCAAAATGATTCCCGACATGATCAAGAAGCCCACCGGAATTACCTTTATCGATGATATTAACATGCTTCTCATCTCACAGAAGGGTTCTCTCACATCAGGGGCTCTCCTTACCGGTATTATCGTTTACGTCACCGGATGGATCGAATCCGAATTCTCGTAAAATCGTGTCTCTACCCGTTAGTTGTTTCGTATATACATGGTCCATATGTCGTACATCATTCGAATACGCATGTCTCATGAACTCCAAGAGTTGATCAAAGTTGGGATCTCCCCATTGCATCCCTTTCTTAAACAAGAAGTCGTCATTCTTCAACTCTTGAAGTCCACAATCAATCGTATACGGAGTTTTTATATATTCAGGTGCTCCACCGTAATTCGTTATTATCACAGGTTTATCTCGAATAGCTGCCTCAACCGCACCCATTCCAACACCCTCAGAACTCGAAAATCCTACGTAACAATCTGCTCTATGATGAAGTTTGTCCATATCGTAATCACTTATGAGACCATTAATAACTTCAACCCTAGGAAGCTCTACATCGACATCCTTTCCACATGTAGCCTTCACGAGTAGTCTCGTATTAGGTTCATTTAACCTAACGAATGCCTCTAAGATCTTACCAAAATTCTTCCGCTGATCCATTATATTACCTATATGATAAAACGTATACGGGCGTTTCGGTGGATCTGGAATATGGCAGTGAATAACATAAAATTCATTCTCGGGAAACTGCCGAGAAAGAACGCGTTTACAGAATTCACTCGGAACAGCGACCCTATGAAATACACCCATAATCATTCCATAATCTTCGTGAACCGTTTCAGTTTCACATACAGTCATACATATCAAGTTCTTAACCTTTTTCTTCAGGCGCTTAGCATACTCTACATATGCTTCTACGGGTAAAAGAAAAATGAATGCATTTTCACATTCGGGGATCTCTTTACCATACGTAAAGTATGATGAACCAGGGAACAGTTTCGTATATTTTTGGGCATGCTGACCTATCCCAGAAAGTAATGTGGGTCCGATAAACTGCATACAATTAAAGGAATTATTATCTTTAGATATATTAAAATGACCACTCTTCGCGAAGAAATTGAAGCCGAGCTTAAGCACGTCCGACTCGATAAGAGCGCTTTATACAACATCCTACTCAAGATCCTCGATCAGGGTGGAGACGGTGGTTCTGGAAGCCCCGGCCTCCCCGGTCCCGCCGGTCCTCCTGGTCCCGCTGGTGCCGTTGGCCCCCAGGGTCCCCCCGGTGCTAAGGGCCCCAAGGGTGATTCCGCTGCGACTGCCCCCAAGGTGGATGTTACAACTTCCACAGAAGAAAAGTCCAAAAAGAAGGCCGCCCCCAAGAAGAAGACTCTCGTGGGTGTTTAAATAATATCTAAATCTACAATATAAATGAAGTTCGGTATCAATGCACAAGTTATCATCGCTTTACTCGGAGCGCTCTACATTTTAATGGTGTGCAGGGAAAAGTACCGCGTCGAATACGCCGAGGGCGAATCTGTGGCGGTGGAAAAGGTGGAGAAGAATGGAAAGAAGCTCACGAGGAAAGAGAGGGTACTAGCGGATAAGGAAGCCACGGCGGTCGCCGGGGTGCCCCGACACAAAGGGCCCCATCCGGGGATAACACACATGGTGCGCCCGGCGGTCATGCCCAAGCCTGGTTCGCCGGAATTCATAGTGAGTAAGGCGCGGCGGGCAGAGAAAAACAGTATTATCGAAGAAGAGGAGGAAGCCGCGATAGAGGGGCAAGTCATGATAGAGGAGGAAGGTATGTCTACCGGAGCCATTGCTGGTATAACTGCGGTAAGCATTGTCGCTCTCATTGTTATCATGATCATGATGAGAAGGCTCAGAAGGTAATAAATAAAAAGTTGTCTTAATATAAATGAAGGATCTTACTCTAGTGCAAATTATGATCGCGGGTTTAATCACGGCGTATGCGATTACAGTTCGTAAAACTAACGTCGCTGTCCTATCCACTCTCGCATTTTCACTCGCCATGTTACACGCTTATGATCACTTATACAGGGTGAAACGTGGTAAGGAGAAATTCTTAATCACTCTTTAATAATCGTATTTTTTACACTCAAAATCATCGGGTATTTCGCCACAGAAGTCGTACATATCTAGAACTGCATCTAAATCATCGAACATCATTTGATCTTTTGACGACAAAACGTCCTCCTTGATATCATCTGATAATACATCGACGACATTATCCATCAGTTCCATAAATGTATCCAATTCTTCAATAATCACACGTTTATCATTCATTTTATGAGTCAAAGAAGATCGTCGCCTTCGGACCGCTTTCTTCAAACGTCTATTCTGTTTAATTATTCTATCGAGGTCCGTTGATCCAAATGATGCTTTGACTTGAAAAGACTTTTTAGTAGGTTTGGTAACATAATTAATGCGAAGAAGTGACATTACTTATGTCATAATGACCATGAATCTTTATATAAGTTTTTACATTGTCTTTTTGATACCTTGAGCTATCCCCTCAACGTTACCCCGACCTACATCCTTCTTTATGAGTTCAAAATCGTCGTCACTGTAGATCTTTCCGAGGGGACTGTTTTTTTTCACATCTTCAACGGTGTCGTCCACGAATTGTTTGAATGTCTTGGGGGTAATATCGTATTGGTCACACACAGCCTTGCGAGCATTTTCAACCATTTTCTTAAAATCGGAGGCTGTCACTCGTTCTGTTCCCGTGGGGCAATACTTTTCCTTAATATCCTTCTCGAGTTGGACCATCTCGTTATAGAAGATAGTCTTAATTTTAGTGATATCCGAGTCACTCTCGAGTGTCTTTTCCGACATGTTCAGTTCTTTCTTCATATTCTCGCGTTGCTCGGTGAGGTTGGCCATGATAATTGAGCATTCGCTGCCGTCGCTACCTTCACTGTCCTTAATGACCTGCTCCATGATAGAAGGATCGTGAAGAACGTTGCACATAGAACCTTGGACGACATCTTGAATCTTGGAAGTTGTTCTGCCCAGGGCGTCAATGAACGGGCTATCGTTCGAATGAATCTTAAATCCAAAAATACCAGGTTTTGAAACGAACTGTGTTAATGTATTCGTAATCGTTCCACCAGAGAAAATCGCTCTACCTATCATGATACCTAAAATGAGGCCAACGATTACACAACACGCAATCGATGCGGAAATACCAGATAAAATCATTTAGAATATACCAACATTTTAAATTTAAGATGAGATTGTCCTGGTACCATGTTTGTTACATGTGCGACGCCCCATTAGACCCAAAAATCGTCACGAGAGGAAAAGAAAACAAAAAGTTTGTCCGGAACTATAAACATATACGACCGTTGTTCACGTATAACAATGAAGAATATTACTCCTTCGTGGGTGGTCTAAAATTACGACGAGTATGTTACTCGTGTTTTAGCTGTAAATGCAAAGTTCGTCACACTTCTTTGAGAGCTAGGGAATTAGGTGGTCGGGGTAGACTTGCCCCTAAGTCAAAAGCTAAATCAGAAAAGGATATCTTATTTTGGTTCGGTGGACTCATACGAGGAGCTGCGAGAGAAGGTATCGATATAAAAAAGTAAGTAATAATAATGCCTGTAGATCCAGACGTGACTAGTATAATGAAACTAGTGGATGAACATATGGAAAAGTTACCAGACGGTGTCTATCTGAAGATCTGTAATTCGTTAAAACGTATCCACCACAAGTTATATCAACCAAATGAGAAAATTTTGATTCATAGAAAATTGGTCATTTTTGGGTATGTATCATTTTTTTCGATATGCAAATGTATTAAGATGATCAAAAGCGGAACTTAAGTTAAAAAATATATACGAATAAAATATAATGGGTTTGGTTCCAATCAAGCTACTCAAAAACGCAACCGGTCGTAAGAGGCTTCTCAAGATCAAAGGTGAAGATGCCGAAATAGATAAGAATGATTACATAGAATCGCGCATTAACACGAATGCAAAAGCCAGGGATCTTCTCGCGATAGAAGACGGATCCGAAATGGCTAAGTTCTTCCTTCACAAGAAAGGTCGACTCGAAGCTATCGCTAAAGATATCCAAAAAGAGTCTGGTAAAAAATTCAAATTCTTCTTCCGTAAAACCAGTGTCATGGAGAAAACACGACTCTCGTGTATCGCCACTCGTTCGGGTGTTGACTATATGCTCATAGAACACTCCTACCCAGATGGATCGGGACATTACGGTATGGCGCGCATCGATCATGATAAGAAGATTGCTCGAATTTTTGATTCCATGACTGATAATGAATCTGATTTTGAGGATCCACTCATACATTTTCTCGGAAAGACATACACTACCACCACTGCATCTATCTTTGGATGCACGGGACGTATGCAAAATGCGACGGGTCGTAACCTCAACCCTCAACCTACCGGTGGGTTCGTGTCCCAATCATTTAACGATTTCAAAAGCACCAACTTTGCCGGTGGACGTGGTGGTGTTCCCAAAAAGTACCTCGAAGAGGCATTCGTACTTTCTCAATACGACGAAATGTCCCAACACCATTTCTGTTACATGGAATCGCTCCACGCGATGATGGTCGATCTGGGTCTAGCTCACGCAGGTCCACAAGATCCTCGTGAACGCCTCGAGTATATCAAGCGTTTCATCTGGGGTGTTATATGGAAGTACGTCCCCGAGAGTGAAAAACGTATTCGTGGAGCCGTTCGCCCCGAGTGGAAATATTTCCTCGAGACTTTTCCATACATCCTCGAAACGTCGGATTCCAACGGTAAACGTTTACCCATTCGCCGTGGATACATCCAACTCCCTCCCACGAGAGGAAAGGTTCAATACAAATTGAAGAAGATGTCTCTCAGCTCGTGGAGTGATGATGCTCGAAAAAAATCCCTTAAATTTGTCGCTAAATTTGCCAAGGGTACGAGAAAATGGATCGGAATGTAAAATTGCACTTAAGTAGAAGCTAGACCTTTTAATTTTCAACACAAAATTCAAACATGTCTTCTGTCAATATTCTCCAACTTCTCACAGCGGATGCGTACCGTCCTGAAGAATACAAGATCAGTATTCGAGAATTCTACGAGCTCTACAAGGCCGAAGAGATTCCGTGGTTACCACACCCACACCTCCAACGGAACTCTACCACCTGGCCCAGAGGTATGAACAAAAAAATAATCGAGTCGATCGTGACGAATAAGCTCGTGAACCCAATCCTTATCTCCATACAGCCCGATGGCACAGCTTTCATCTTAGAAGGTTCGCATCGGGGTGACGAAACCACCGGCTTCGTTGATAACAAATTCAGCGTTTACGGTAAAAAGTTGTCACAGTGGACTAAGCAAGAGAGGGAACTGTTTATGCGTAAGACCATAAAGATAGTCAGGTATCACAACTTGACCCTGCGTGATGAAGAGGATATTATGAAACGGGTAAACCTCGGTTTGCAATTCACCATCGGAGAACACCTCAATGCCACACCTTCTATACCAATTTGTGCTCTGGCTAGGACTCTAGGTGAGCGTTTTCAGATGAAGCTTATCTCGAATACCAAATGCCTCCGGGATAATGTTCGAGGCGAATCGACTTTATTTGCGTTCATGATACTTCGTAACTTCGTGGCGAATAAGTTGATCTCCACTGAACAACCCAAGCCCGATGGGGCGGCACAGTTTTTGGATACCATTGAGACCTACAGGTGCAGTAAGTACAATGAAAGCGAATTGATCCGCAAATTCGAACTCCTGATGGATGTTTTTGAACAAGCGCCATCACCTTCACTCAAGCTCTACGGTAACAAGTATATGAGATATACTGTAATGACGACTCAACAGATCCTTCTAGACTTCCCCACTGCTACCCCCCGTGTGATCCGTCGGTTTATAGACGCACTTTACATTACACCCAAGGCAAATCGCATGCAAAGTCCGTTGGAGTTTGTTTCTCATTGGTTTAAGAATGTCCCTTCTTCGAACCCGTCCAACGCCGCCAAGTGTGTGTTGAGGAGTCAAGCCTTCGCGGCGTTTTGTACCTCGTTGACCGAGACCGACACTGTTGCGTCCCTGTTCCGCCAGTACAACGCGACCTAGAGGTGATGCGCGATAAGTTAAATCGAAGAGAGTAAAATGTAAAATTGCACCTAAGTAGAAGCTAGATCTTTTAATATTCAACAAACAAAATCCAACAATGAACTTTCAAATCCAAAGTGCTCTCGGCGGTAAGGTCATCGCACCCCGTTCCGACTTGACGAGGTTGCGCAACGCTATGAGCCTACTCCCCAACGCTAAATTCGAGATTCTACCACCGCCGGCATCTCCTCCCCCCGTCGCCGAAAATGACGAAGATGATGATGACATTATGCATGACCCCGATGTGTGTAAAATGGTCGAGAATGGTGAGCATATCTGTCACATGTTTGATGGAGAATGTTTAGC